GGCGGCATGTCAACGCCGGGGGGCAAAATCAAATCACTCATCGTCTTCTTCACTTTCTTTTAGCAGGTCTAGGAGGTAGCGCTCTGCAATGGCCAGACCCGAAATAAGCCCGCAGAGTTTTTGGTATTCTTCAAAGTTGCGACAGACACCACCCGCCAAGTCATCGGCGTAGTTGTTCATGTCGTGGCGTAATTTGTCGCGCAATACGCGTGCGAATTGGTCGATCATGCTTTAGGTTCCTTTGGTGGTTTTTCGTCCCGTTTGAATTGTTGAATATGTTGAAGTGCGGCTTGCCGTTTTTGCATTTCCAATTCTGCTTTGTGTTTGCCAATGTCTGTGAGCGTATTTATACTTGCTTGTTTTGCTTGCTGTGCCAACTGTGCTTGGTGTTTGGCAGAATCAATTCCCACTTTCATGGCATCAATTTCTTTTGCATTGTTGACCTTTTGCTGTTCAATTTGTAGCTTGGCCTGTGCAATTTGCGCATCGCTTTGGGCTTTTTGCCCTTTGATCTGCACTTCTTGTTGCTGTAGTTGCAACTGAGCTTGTTGCATTTGTACCAATGGGTCTTGCTGTTGTTGCTTGGCTTGTTGTTGAGCCGCGGCGGCTTGGCCTTGTTGCATGACTTGGTTGGCCGCTTGTGCCATGAGAGTGGACAATGCTTTTTCCATTTCTGGGGGCAACTTCTCGTCCTCTGGAGGCAACGCCATACCCAACTGTTGAGCCACCATATTTCTGTACATAAACCCGACGTGCTCGGCAATATGTGCCTGTAGCGCGCCCATAATGGCCTGCATCTGTGGGTTCTGGCCGATCATGGCCATGATCATCGGATCGTTAATCATGGAGTTGTGGACTGCCATGTGTGACTGATGGTCTTGGTACTCAAAGGCTTTTAAGGGTTTACCCTTAAGCACCGCTTGATTCTCAGACACAGGATCAACAGGCTTTTGGTCATCAGGCAACGGAACCAGCTTGTCTGCATTCTTAATACCCAAAACTTCCAACATGGATCTGTGGAGCACAGGCATGTCGTAGATTTGCGGAGCCTGCTGGGCCATCTGCATAACCGCTTGGTACTGCACCACACGTTGAGATAGTGTTGCGGCATTGGGGTCTGACACAGGAATAATGTCAACTTTGTCGTAGTCCTCTTGCTTGGACTTCTTGCCACCATACTCTGGATCGTAGGTGTAGTCTGGATCGGTGTAGTCACGGATCAAGTCTTTTATGAGTTTTAGCTCTTGCTTTAAAGCAAAGTGCACCCGCGCTTGGACTGCCGTCAACACTTTAAGCTGGCGCTCAAGGAGGGCTAGCGTTGTGCCCACAGGGGCTTGGGAGTTCATGTCCGAGACTTGCATGTCTGCCGTTGCGGCAAAACGACGCCCTTCGTCCACAATGTTGCCGAGTAAAGTCAACAGCACATTGCTGGGCTCCTTGTATGGGAGCGGTAGGATTGAGTCCCTTATGTTTCCAGAGGCGACATCGACGTCCCTAAATTCCCCTGGAGCAATTGGTGTGTCATCGCCCTTAATGCGTAGTCCCCGTGACTTAAGGCCTCCTGGTAGATTGGATAGAGTTCCTGCGTCAACGAGCTGACGCATGATACTTGTCGCCGACTTCGCAAATCCGCCGATGAGATGAAATAGACCAAACCCGTAGGCGCCGAAGCCGGGGATGTACTGGTAGTGGACAAAGTGCTGTCGTTTGAGTTTGAGGACATCGCCTTCCTTCCAATTGCGTCTGATTGAGAGAATGGTATTTGTGCCTCTAATAAGAGTCACAACATACGGGTGGGCAATGCCAGTCTCAGTTCCGTCTTCATCAACGTCTTGGAATCCATCCAAGTCCAAGTCAACGTGGCACTCATATAGGGTATAGCGGTCATCGTTCAAGTCACTAAAGCCCGTCTCGTGGTCTTTGGCTTGCTTGATATCGTCACGCACCCGTGGGGGGTCTGGCAACTCACAGTCTATGTAGAACCCTGCGTTTTGTAGCTTTAATATATCGTTTTTGGTCTTCCTCATCACATGCGTAATGCGGTGGCAAGTGTCCATGTCCGTCGCCCCGTAGGGCAGGATGATGTCCTCGGCAGGCACAAACATACTTACTTGGCGCCCAAGGTTGGGGTCGTAATAGACCTTTTTGAAAGCACTGCCTGTGGCAGGCAAAGACCAAAGCATCCGCTCATGCTCGGCTCGGTACTCTTTCATCACGTCCGTTAACTCATGGTTCATGTCGTCTTGGACGTTGATGGATATCTCGCGTGTCTCTGGGGTTTCTTTACCAATGATCTTACTGAGCACAGGCCCTTGGGCTGGGAATGTCTCGGTTATCATCTCGGCTTGGAAGCGTACAACAGCTTCCGTAATCATAGGGTGGAACACTCCGCAGGCCCCGTCCCAAGGCTCGGTACGCTCCTCCATGTGCAAACCCAAGAGCTTTAAGCCTTCGGTGTAAGCCTTCTCCCAATCTTTGCGGGATGCACGGTCTTGGTCAATATCATACTCAAGGTCGCCTGCAACAGTCTGCAGTTTGGAGTCCGACATGTACTCGGCCAAATTGTCGTCAAACTCTTCGTCTCCTTGGGTAGAGTCTTTAGGCTCAAGGTCGATCTCCGTGTCACCTGCTTTGATATGCACAGCTTCAGGATCCTCGATCTCTATCTCCAAGGGATCTTCACCCTCGCCCAATGAATCCAAACCTTGTGGCGCTTGGTACAGCGCTTTGTCAAAACTACTTGTTGCCATGATGATCCTTAATAGTATGCGGCTTGCCGACGGCGACGAAAGAGTTGTTCTTCTTTCTCGTCAGAGTCTAGCGTGATAAAGCCTCCTTGCCTATAGCGTAGCAGTGCTTGGGATGTTGTATCCACATAGTCATCGTGCTCGCCCACAGGGAATGAGGCTACTTCTTCAATTACTTCTCGTGCCCATCTTGTGTCAGGGGCCCAAATTTTTCCAGAGGTAAATAGGTCGGATACCGCGTTGAGCCTGACCATCTTGTCATTACCACGGCTAGGACTGAACTCTTGAACAGGGATTCCCATATTGCGTAACTCTTGGATAAGCGGTGCTCCTGCCGCCTTCTTCTCAATAATAAACGCATCTGGTTGCCACTCCTTCCAATGCTTAAGAGCTATGGTCTTTAACTCTGGAAAAGCCATTCTATCCTTGAACGCATCCAGAAGTATGACCTGTGGGCTGTCACCTTCCTCCTCGTTATAGAACACACCCCATGTTGTACACGCGGAATAGTCAGAGTTGTTCTTGGTCTCAAAGGCCGTATCCCAAGACTGGATCACGTAGTCACAGGTGGGTGGATCGTCTCTGTCCCAGATTCGCCAGTGCTTACGAGAAATAATCGCGCTAGTGTCCGAGGTGGGTTGTTGCATGTACTGGGCGTTCCAGTACCGTGGGTCAAGAGAGGCTTTGATCTTTTTAAGAGAGTCAAGTGGCCACTGCTCTGGCCAGAGGGACTTCTCGTCTTCTCGTCCTTCGTTGAGGATGGGGGGAAGCTCCACGATCTCCCAAGGCATGGCTTCAGGGTTTCGGATTTGGTAGTCAATGAGTTTCCCAGTTAAATCTAATAGTGACCACCTTGTCATTATGACGATGATGGCCCCGCCCGGCATCAAGCGCTGGAGTGGGCCCGTTTGGAACCATGACCATGCTGTATCAAAAGCCAGTCTGCTGTTGGTCTTTACATCCTGCTCGCTATGAGGATCATCAATAACAAAAAGATCAGCCCCCCGGCCAGCAAGAGCGCCGCCGACTCCGGCCGCATAATACTGACCTCCTGCCGCAGTAGACCATTTACCAGCCGCCTTTTGATCCGCCGCAATCTGTGTGCTAGGGAAAATTTCATTGTATTCCTCTGATTCAATTAAGTTACGGACACGGCGTCCAAAGTCTTCGGATAAGCCCGCAGTGTGCGTGCCCATGATAATTTTCTTCTCAGGGAACTTCCCCAAAAAGTATGCAGGGAATAAATACGATGAGAACTCAGACTTGCCGTGACGCGGTGCAATGTTAATGATCACTCGCTTCTTGTTGCCTGAGATCACATCTTCAAATATTTTGGCGAGCTTCCTGTGGTGCGGGCCCGTCTTGAATCCTGGATATACAGCGCGGGCAAACCCTAATATGTTAGTCTGTGCCGCTATAAGACTGGCACGCTTTTCCTTCCTGTCTAAATCATCAAAGAGCTCCAGCTTCTCCACCTTGGTCATCCGAGGTAGATTTTGTTGGATGAGCTTGGCCTCAAGCGGGGTCAGACTCGTGAGCTTCGATAGATCCATTGGTTTCCAAGTCAGTTATATCGTCGTTGTTTGACAACACATCCACCACATCCATGAACTTGTTGAGCTTGTCTTTGATGCGCTGGTCTAGCTCATCATCGCTTAACTCTGCCTTCTTCACTTCAATCTTTTCTGTGAATAAGCCCACCTCTGTGACTTTACCCAGTAGTGCCAAGGCTTTGAGGCGAATATTGGCGCTGGGGTTCTCACAGTCTTCAAGTATCTTGGCCACTGCGTAGCCTCTAAGTTCTTTGGCTTGGCTCACAAACTCCCAGTCATATGCAGTGAGCATTCCCACAAGATGCTGGACAGCGGCTGGTGTTTTAACTTCAGCGAGTGCTTGGTGTGTGATTTCAGAAGGTGCGGCGGAAACAATGTTGGCAAACGATGTACGTGCCGCTTGGGTTTCTAACTCATTGGTTATGGTGTCTGTATCTACAGCACCTAGTTCTTTGAGCCAGTTATTGGTGTTGATCTTGGCGTCAACAGTGTCGGCTATCCCCGCCTTATTCAATGGCGTGAAGTCTTGTAAGTCATCACTTACTTCGGGATCGAAATCAATTAAATGATCTAACATGCGTAGGCCTTGTTGAAACCTCGTAGTCTTTAGTGTACACTAAATCCCAGTAGGTGTGCAAGCAGTTGCCATTTGCTTCTCTTGGTTTTGTAAAGAAACCTTTGCCCCGCCATAGCGCGGGGCTTTTTTTATGGGTGTTTGTCTAACGTTAGACAATGAGATTTTATAATTTTTTTAAAATAATGGGGGGGTGTATATAAAGGGATTATATATTTGAAGTGCGTACT